ACGGCTTCAGCTCCGGTCGTTATCGTACGGATAATGACGTCATAGAAGGGTTAACGCAACCCATGAAACTTCTTGGTGTCTATTTTGTAATTGCTTTTTTTGCAGCACAGATGTTTGCATGTTTCGAGTATTCACATCTGGATAAGTGCCTTGCCATCATGGGAGCGGAATTGCTTTCTTCTTTTGAACCTGCTCCATTGGCTGCTTTGGTATTGTTTATCCTGTTTACAGCAACTGTCAATCTTATTATGGTATCTGCTACTTCTAAATGGACTTTTATGTCTTTTATATTTATTCCGATGTTTGCGCAAATGGGGATTACTCCGGACATTGTACAATGTGCTTTTCGCATAGGGGATAGCTCGACCAATGCAATCACTCCTTTCTTGTTTTATATGCCTTTGGTATTGACTTATATGCGGCAATATGACAAGCGAATTACGTATGGAGCTTTGCTTAAATATACTTGGAGATATTCACTGGCTATCTTGTTTGCCTGGACATTATTGTTTGTTGTCTGGTATTTGTTGGAGATACCGGTCGGACTGTAAGATGTTTAATATCAGCTATTTAAAAAGAAAAATCCGATAACATTTAACTGTTACCGGATGTTAACTGTGATTCCGCTGCGATTCGATTTTTGAAATCTCATAAATAGTTATATAACTTAAAACTTCTGATTATCAGTATTTCTATCGAAATACGTGTTGCATATCATTTTATTTTGTTGTGCAATTTTACAAATATGTTGTGCAATATTAGTATATTTGCACAACTAATAATTATATGAGATATGACTACCGTAAAAGCATTTATTCGAACAGGACGGAAGGATAAAGAAGTTAATGTTAGATTTCGTTTATCTGACGGAAGAGATGTACAATTATTCCATAAGTCCGAATTTATGGTGCTTCCTACACTTTGGGATGCCAAGAACGAGCAATATAAAGCTAAAAGCTTGGTAAAACTGGAAGAAAGAACATTATTCAATGCGTCTATAAGTGAAAGGAAGAAGATAATTTTATCTCTATATGGTGGAGATAAGTCTTTGACAAGCGATAAGCTTGAAAAGTTAATAGATGAACATCTCCATCCTGAAAAGTATGATGTAACAGATCAAAAAGAATCAATATGTGAAATGTTCCAACGTTACGTAAATGGTTGGTTAGATACTGGCGTTATAGGTGCAGGCAGAAAGAAACACTATGATGTAGTAATACGGGAACTAAACCGTTTTTTCATCATTAATGGTATTGATGGGGAACCGGTAGAAGTATTTAATAAAGATATGATCCTCAAATTTCGTGAGTTCCTGCGTATTGAACATACTTTGGTTGATAAATATCCCGGTCTGTATGTTGACATGAACAATAGAAACAGACCTTCAAAGGAAAGAAGCCAAAATACAATAGCCGAAAAGCTTTTATTAATTCAGGCTTTTATGGTTGAATTAGAACGAAATGATATTATTCCGGTTTCACCCTTCCGGAAAATAGGAAAGGAAAAAGAGGCTATTATGAAGCAGCAATATGATGAGCCGGTATTTCTTACAAAAGCGGAATTTAATGCCATTTTAGTAAAGGATTGTCCGGATTCATTACAGCGAGTAAAAGATATATTTATTGTACAATGTTGCTTTGGTTGTCGTGTCGGAGATTTTAGACGTTTTACTTTTGACAATATCGGAATTGAAGAAGGAATACCCTACATTCATTATTTACCTCAAAAAACACATAAGGATGGGCTTATACGAACCGAAATAAGAACACCTATAATTCGGATAGCTTATGACATCATAATGAAGTACAAAGGGGAACTTTCAAAAAATGCATTATTGCCGTTTTATCCGGATGGAAATGGGGAGACTGGATATAATTATCAAATAAAGAAATTGCTGGAATATTATGGGATAGACCGTAAAATAGCAATATTTAATACATCATTGAGTACAAACGAGTATAAGCCAATTTATGAAATAGCAAGCAGCAAATTAGCTCGGAAAACTCATGTTGATTTGATGAATAAAGTGCAAATCGATAAATATGCCGCAGGTCTTCATGCGAAAAATAGTAGTGCGGTAAACCGATACACCAATATGGGGTTAAAAGAGCGTTTTATTCTAATGTGTGCAGCTTTTGGATGTAATGAATACAAGATAAATGAAGCAAATATAAAAGAAATTGGAAATGAAAGAACTAGAAATCTTTTTGATTAAAGTAAAAGATATTATTGCTTATACATATTCTGTTGAATACAACAAACAGGTTAGACCTTACTTTCCTGCTAGGAAATATCCGTTTGAATATAAAATGCTTGAATATATTCTGAAGTATACAAAAAATATATATTTAGGAAATATAAAAAGAGATACATTGGAAAAAGAGCTGAAACAAATATCAATGACTCCCATAGGACAAAAGATGATAAATTCTTTGACTTTTTATTCTCATAAAAGAGGGAGTTCTTTTGATAATAAGATATGTAAATATACTATGTTTAGATTAAAAATTATAGCTTCTAATTTATCTGAAGATTCATATAAAGATGCTTATAGAATAAAGAAAAAGCTTTTTTGTATGACAGAAAGTGATCGTGGATTGTATGCTGTATTATTTGCTAAAAATTTAGATGTTTATTTAAATAAAATATTTATGGATATTCTAAACCTTGAAAATCTAGGATGGAGTAGCTTTTATTTAAAAGAAGATGTGTCGAAATTTGTGCAAAATGTATTTGATTATTTTGCTCTTTTCAATATTGATTTATTCCCTGTTATTAGTAAGGGTTGCGAATTGGATATGAGGCATTTTGACTATATACGGTTTAGAAATAATAAGTTTATTATTCAGACAATAGGTGCTGGAAACTGTACCTGGGTGCTAGGTAACAATGAAAAGAAGGTTTGTATTTTAAATATTTTGCATGATTTAATCGGTGATGGAAAAGCTTCACACGCTTCTAAAATATTAAAAGCAGCGATAAAAGCAGGAGTTATAACTAAACCTACATACACCCAAATAAAAAAGGAATTTCCTAATATTGGAAATGAATCTGGGTATAATAATCAAATGTCAAAGAAACACAGGGATGAAGAAATAGAACCTATAATGATATTTTTTAAAGACGTCTAAAACAATAATTTTAATGGTGTTTAGTGGTGTTTAGTGGTGTTTAGTAGTGCACCATTAAACACCACTCTCTTTTTTTTGCATCATCTTCTTCCACTCATAACTTTGTTCACGTCAAACAACCGATAGCAGTAGCTACCTATCGGGGAAAGGCAAATTAAAAAAGTAATTAGTTATGAGTCTTCAAGAAATTATTCAAAGCGGAGCCAATGTGTCTATAACGGTTGGTGCAAATGATTTGATACAATTTGCGAATCATCTGATTCGTTCTACTAAAGAAGAGTTAGAATCTTCTATCGCAGCAAAGCAAAATGAATCCTATTTGACACCTGACGAAGTCGCAGGTATATTTCATGTAGATAGGTCTACTTTATGGAGATGGGCGAAAACTGGATATTTAATACCGGCAGAAGTTGGTGGAAAGAGATTCTACAAAAAGTCTGAAATTGATGCAATTCTCAATAAATAAGAAAGGGGCTGACTATGGAAGAAAAGAAAAAGGCAGTCTCAACGACTGCCAATCTCCAACATAGATCTGGAAACAAAGATAGCAAATCATCTCGAATAATCCAACAGGTACGATCTATTTTCTTATCTGGCCGGAAAGTAACAGCAAAAGAGATTAACGCTGAAACAAATTCGAATGACGCCAGACGTGTAATCTCCACCCTCCGTAATGATGAAGGCTGGAATATTAAAGACGTTCGTTTGGACGATAAAAGAAAACTATACTGGTTAGAGCCGGACAAACGGCAGATGTCTATTGATTGGAAAGGAGGTAATAATGAGTAGAAAATCATTTGTACTTTATACAGAATGGGAAAATACATTTAATAGACTATCAAATGAACTTGCAGGCGAACTCATTAAAGTAATATTTGATTATGTCCGTACTGGAGAAATACCACAAATTGATAATGCCGTGGTAGATGGCGTCTTTTCAGCTTTTCAACCGTCTATAGACCGTAATATAAGCAAATATGATGCAGCCATTGAACAACGCAAAGAAGCAGGAAAGAGAAGTGCCGAAAAACGCAAACGAGATGCAACGACCGTTGAAAGTCGTTTACGGACGTCAACTGTAAGTGATAGTGTAAGTGATACTCTCTCTCTTAATGGAGAGAGTGTGAGAGAGGGAGCGAATAAAGTTTTCGATCTTCAATCAATCAAAGAACAACTACTATCCGACGAACTATGGAAAGAATCGGTATGTATGCAGTCTACTTTAGGCGTGTCTTTCATTTCTATGCTTCCCGCCCAGCTAGACAAGTTCATAGCCTATATCGTTTCAATCGGAGAGGAACGGAGTATATCGAACATATCAGACGCAAAGAGAAGGTTTACTTATTGGTGGCAGAATCACGGAAGAAAGGAGGTACAGGATGAAAACAAACAAGTATACACCGTCCCCAATTAAAGGAATGCCGAACGCACCTGAAGCGGAGCAGGCTGTTATCGGTTCACTTCTTAGCTTTGGCGGTGACAAAATACTCGATACCATATCTCCCGAATTGAACAAAGATATGTTTTATGATAACCGGTATGCTGTATTGTATAATGCTATCCAGTCGCTTTATGCAAACAATAAACCGTGTGACATAGTATCAGTATCAAACGAAATCCGTTCAATGGGTAAGATTGACGAAGTGCCACTCCATTTCATCGCAGAAACTTCCAATTATGGGTATGATTCATTTCATGTTGTAGAGCATGCCCTGATGGTAAAGCAGAAATACCTGCAACGGAAGGCCATTGAATTATCCCATATACTCCAACAACAAGCCTATGACGACACGGAAGATATCGGCGACGTTCTTTTCAATGCGGGGAAAGCACTGGAGCAAATGCAGCAGGATTTAATCGGGCAAAGTGAATCCCAGTCATTTAAAGACATTGCACAGTCCGCATTAAAAAACATAGAGAGGAAGATGGGATTGTATAGTAGCGGGAAACAGACAGGAATAACAACCGGACTACAAGACCTTAACGATATAAATTCCGGTTGGTACGGTGGCGAGTTGATAGTATTGGCAGCACGCCCAGCCATGGGAAAAACTGCTGTATCTCTACATTTTGGAAAGTCAGCAGCTAGACAAGGTATTCCGGTAGTCATTTTTTCTTTAGAAATGGATTCTGTCAGCCTGTATGAACGTTTCATTGCTTCAGAATCCAATGTACATCCCAGCAAATTAAGGTCCGGCAATATAAGCCAAGATGAGCTACAGCAAATAGATAAAGCAGTAGGGGGAACTTTATACAGCTTACCGATAACAATAAACGATAACGCAGCTATAGGAATGAGTTACATCCGTGCAACGTGCCGTTTATACCATCGACAAAACAAATGTGGAATGGTGATAATAGACTATTTACAGTTGGTAACTGAAAGCTCAAATGGAACAAGAAACAGAGAACAGGAAATAGCCCGGATGTCCCGGGAAGCAAAGATTATCGCTAAAGAATTGAATGTACCTGTTATCCTTCTGTCTCAACTCAACCGGGAAGTAGACAAGAGACAGGATAAAAAACCTATTCTTGCAGACCTTCGAGAATCGGGAGCCATTGAACAGGATGCGGACATGGTTATATTCGTTCATCGTCCGGAATATTACGGAATCATTGTCAAAGATTCATCCGGGCAGGAGATTTACAACTATGGTGAATTGATCATAGCCAAACATCGAAACGGTTCTGTCGGAACTGTCAAATTCAAGCATAACGGTTCCCTAACTAAGATATTTGACTACGATACGAAAGGTTATACAGAAAACAATCCATTTTAATCATGAAACTAAGAGAATACCAAAACAACATAGCTATACAGGCAGCCGACAAACTAACAGCTTTCGGTTGCTGCTACCTGTCAATGGAATGTCGGACAGGGAAAACACTCACGGCCTTATCTGCTGCAGATAAATTCAAGGCAAAGAGTGTTCTGCTCATCACTAAACTAAAAGCCATCCCCAGCATAAAAAACGACTATATCGCATTACATCCGTCTTTCAAGCTGGACGTTATTAACTACGAGAGTGCTCACAAGGTAACAGGGAAGTACGACCTGGTTATCATTGATGAGGCTCATTCGCTTGGAGCGTACCCCAAACCAAGCAAACGTACACAGGAGATAAGGACTATTTGCGAAGGTTCACCCGTGCTTTATCTGTCAGGTACTCCATCCCCCGAAAGCTATTCACAACTGTATCACCAATTTTGGGTATGCAGCAAATCACCGTGGAAAAACTATAAAAGTTTCTATAAATGGGCGAAAGAGTACGTATATACACGACAGAAGAAAGTAAACGGGTATCTCATAAACGACTACTCATGTGCCAACAAACCAAAGATAGACAATGATACTAGAAACCTGTTTATCTCTTACTCCCAGGAACAGGCGGGATTTGAGGTGAATATTAACGAGCATATATTGCAGGTACAGATGGAAGACAGGACCGGAGAATATATCAGAAGATTACAAAATGATTTGGTTGTAGACATCAACGGCTATACTGTTCTAGGAGATTCACCGGCAAAGCTTTTGACTAAATTACATCAACTATCTTCCGGGAGTGTAATTTCCGAGAATGGCGAGCATTTGATATTTGACAGCAGTAAGGCGGATTTTGTGAAGAGTTATTTCCTAGATCAGAAAATTGCATTGTTTTACGTGTACCAATCCGAAGCGGAGTTATTGCAGTCTGTCTTCCCGGAATGGACAGACAGCCCGGAAGAGTTTCAAGCCTCATCAAATAAAGTCTTTATATCGCAAGTTCGTCGGGCACGTGAAGGCGTGAGACTTGATACAGCCGACGCTTTGATTTTCTTTAATCTCGAATTTAGTTATCTATCATACGAGCAAGGCAAGAACCGCCTAGTTTCAAAAGAACGCACCAGCCCGGCAGACGTTTACTTTCTTTGCTCTGACTGCGGGATTGAAAACAAGATACTGGAAGCGGTACACGGAAAGCAAGACTTTACACTTTCGTACTATGGCAGAACTAGAAAGTAAAATACAGGCTCGCATCATCAAACGGTTAGAGGCAGAAGGTTATTACGTGGTTAAATTGATTCTCACGAATAAGCCGGGTATTCCTGACCTGCTATGCCTAAAGAACGGGAAAGCATCGTTTATCGAAGTGAAAAGGCCGGAGGAAAAGCCCAGACCTTTACAAGAATACCGGATGAATGAATTAAGAAACCTAGGTTTTGAATGTGAAGTAAGAAGAGAATGAACTACCGAAATTTGACAGATAAAATATATTCAGCCAAAATAAGACGATTTAAGCCATTTTCTTTTGTGAGATGATGAGATATTCATCTTTGTGGAGAAAATCGTTTAGACGTAAACATTAGACCAAATAAAGGCAATTAATAGAGCACTGCTCAACTAAATAAATTATTAACAATCAAAATTTTAACATTATGAGAAAAAAAGTTTATTCGATCGAGAACCAAGACGGTTTAAATTTCAGTATACAAAAGACATCACCGTGCGCCATTACGCACAAGGGAAAGGAGAAGTTGCCCGAACAGATTACTTTTCTTTTTGAAGGAATTGATCCTGAATCAGATTTGACAGAAGATAACGATTTGGTATGTAGTATCAGTAAGGAAGAAGCTGTAAATCTGGCAATCCGTTTACTAAAGCTTAGTACGGAGAGAGTACCGGAAAACGGGCTGTCATTACATAACTTTTCAGGACACGATTTTTCCGTTCATCATGCCAAAGAAGATGGCGTACATATCGATGAACTAATTTTCGAGATCGGTAATCTGGAGGCGGACGATATTGCGGAGGATGGAACCATCTCCGTATGTCTGACTAACGAATCAGCAAAAGAGTTAATTAAAGTGTTGGCAAAGATTGTATAACCCAATACCGGGTAGGTCTGCTTCGGACGATCTACCCGGCATAAATAAAAATATGATTATGATAAGAGACGAATTATACATCAATAATACAAAGGTTGATCTAGGTAAAACGGATATTACTTTGAGTTATAAAAGTAATTTGCTAACCGATATTAGTAAGATCGTAAGTAATAGCAGCTATACTATCAAGCTACCGAAAACAGCGAGAAATCTTGCTTTGATTGAGTGTTCTCACATGCCGAGCTCAACAAGCCGTTATCCTTATCTAAAACATAAAGGTACATTATTGCGAAATGGTATTGAGATAATCAAAGATGCAATTGTAGTATTACTTGAAACCGGAGAATTTATAGAGATAGCTTTAATTTGGGGTAATGTCACTAACTTCGCCAGTGTAGTAAACGATGGTAAAAAATTGACGGATTTGAAATATGGAACAGTTGAGGGTACAGATTGGGTAGTGTGGAATAATAAAGGAAGCAATTCAGTACAGTTTCCTCTTATTGACTACGGGTTTAACTCTGATGATCCGAATGTGTGGTATCATCCGGTAATACCTGTTTGGTGGATACTCGATAAGATTCAGGAAGAAAACGGAGTGACGTTTAATTTTCCGTCTGACAAGCTTACTATCATAAACAAAATGATTATTCCTCTTTTGACAAGGAATGATTCACAAAAATTGTATGACAAATATAGAATCAATTTTACAGGAGATGGAGTATCCAGGGAACAATTAACAGGAGGAAGTACCCAATTATCCGGAAATATAGGTCTTAATATCAAATTCAATGGAGATAGTACTCAACTTAAGTACGGAAATATAAGGGAATTTACATATCAATCTTCTGTATCACCTTTTAGAACATTAACAACTAGAGGTTTTTCATCTTCCCATGATTCAGTAAATACTAAAGTAAAGGGGATTGTTCTTACAACATTTACAATGGCGTACAATCCAAGTAATATCGATAAAGTATATTTGGAAATACGGGTTAATGAATCTCTCGTGCATTCTATAAAGCCGACATCATTTCAGGAAATTGGCAATAAGCAATATAATGCAGGATTTAACATTGATGCAACAGTATCACTAAAACAAGAAGATACATTATTCTTTGTGTTAAACACGAATGATACAACTACTACGGCATCTCAATATACCGATTTGAATCTTACATTATCAGCTAGAGGTGAAGTTCTTTTTGGAGAGAAACTTCCCTTAGTTCCCAATCTTCCTGATGTTAAACAAATAGACTTTATCAAGGCCATTGCCTCAATGGTTGGTCTGTTTGCCTTACCGGATGGCGTAAATGGAATCAAGTTTATTCCCTTCGATAATCTGTCTGCAAACAAATCTAAAGCTGTAGATTGGACTAACCGTGTTATTATGGCTTATAGGAGTGCAACTCCACGAAGCCTTAAATATACTCTTGACAATATAGCTCAAAATAACAGATTCCGGTATAAAGAAGATGATAAGGTAAAAGGGGATTACGATGGAAATATACAGGTCAATGATGCCACGATAGATTACGAACGTGATGCTATTAAACTGCCTTTCTCCGCTTGCGATACAAAGAACGGAGTAGCTTATATCCCTATGTATTCCTACAACGAAAACGGGGAGTTACAATACAATAAAACAAATCCCCGAATATTGCTTCTTGACGGTACAAAAGGAGTATTCAAAGGGCTAGAATGGACTACCTTAATTGCAAATAACTACCAGACGTACAAAGGACTAATCAATGATGCAAAGGTAGTGACCGAGTATATCCGTCTCAACAGTATCGAGTTACGAGATTTAGAGATGGATGTACCGGTTTATCTAGCACAATATGGCTGTTATTTGGCTATCATAGAGATAAAGACTAATGAGAATGATATATGCGAGTGCAAACTTTTAAAATTATAATGACATGGAAGAAAATGTAGAAGAAAAGATTCGGAGCATTACCGAACAGGCCAATCAAACTAGAAAAATGCTTTTAGAAGAGTATTTGGGACATTCCATCTCTATGGAGGAGGCTATAAATATGGAAATACCGGACGAAGCTCTGGATCATCTAGGAGATTTGTAATTTAATGACTAAATATAAAAGACTATTGAAGATATGGCAAAATTTAATGAACAGATAATTCAAAAGTGTGTTGACTGGGTATGTGAGAACGGGCTTATAGATTATGGTGGTACAAAGCTTATTGATTTTTGTAATGTAATGGGAATCGGAAAGAGTACCTATTACCGATGGATGGAAAATGAAACTTTCGGAACTGCTATAAAAAAAGCGAAAGAAGATTTCAAAAACGGGTTAGAACGCAATGTTGTTTCTTCCCTTGCAAGGTCTGCCATTGGGTATGAATACGAACAGGTTTCTTCCGAATACTATATGGAAGGCAAGAAAAAGAAGTTGAAAAAGGAAGTAAGAAAAAATGTCCGTGTTGAGCCTAATGTGGGAGCTGGTATATTCCTTCTTACAAACCTTGCTCCTGATAGATGGAAGAACAAACAGAACACCGAGCATTCAGGAGAAGTTTCTACAGGATTGACCGTTGTAGTCAAGAACCAGGAAGAAGCGGATTTAATCAAACAATTAAAAGAACATTAGTTATGTCTGCACCTAAAGGAAACCAATTTTGGAAGTTGAGAAATAAGCATGGGAGAAGCAAGCGTTTTGCTTCTCCTGAACAGTTGTGGGAAGCAGCCTGTGAGTATTTTGCCTATTGTGACAGGACTCCATGGAAAGTAATCAAGAATAAAACGAAAGGAGAAATAAAGGAAAAAGAAGAAAACCCTACACAACGTCCTTACTCTCTGACCGGGTTAATGGCTTATTTAGATGTTAGTAAGTCCTTTTGGAACGATTTTAAAAAAGGTAGTCATGAAGATTTTTCCGTAGTCATTACACGCATAGAGAATGTCATCAGGACACAACAATTAGAAGGTGCTATTGTTGGTGCGTTTAATCCCAATATAGTTTCCCGAATTATAGGTCTTTCTGATAAACAAAAGGTAACTCATACCATCAACAGTAAAGAGTTTAAAGGCTTTGATTTCTTACCTTATATTCCCAAAGCAGATGAAAGTATATGAGGTTTTAGCATCAAGCCGCTTTCTACTTGCTACAATGAACAGAAACGGAGTGAGCGCAGATGATATAATGTATCTTGATATGTTCTATGAGTATAGAGATATGCTTGCAGAAGGACGAAAAAAAGCCGAAATTCGGGACTTTCTTTCAAACAAGCATAAGCTATCAGCCTCAACAATAAAAAGAGTCATAAAACGTCTGAACGATGAATATAAATTATAGTTTTAATGGCTAAGTATAAACAAAAGTCCCGAACCAATCAAGGAACGGGGCTTATTATTTCTCTCATTTCAGCCTTTGCCAAAGGGGAAAGTTCTTTCATATAATTACATTTAAAAGCGGCTGATTCCAGGTCAAGCACATCATAACGAACGCCGGAACGTAACTTTCCATCAGCATCTTTATATTTCTTCACTATGCCAGCTTTTACCCATTTAGTAACATTTCCTTTGCCATACCGGATATGTGCCTGATTTTGAGATATAAATTGAGATTCTTTAAAGGAGTTGATCCGTTCTTTTTTACGACCCAGATTTTCTGCAAATTCTACTAGCTTAAACAGCAATTCTTCGGATATGGCTACAATCATATATATTTAGCAATGATTTCCTCAAATTTCGTTTCCGGCATCTTTTCTATTACTGGGAGCATCACATCAAGATACATACAATTAGCAAAACGAAAGTTTCCCTTTACTATATTCAACGTACGCACCTGTCCAGCAAACCTGTACAACCCATCGAACAAATAACGGTGTATGTCACACAATCCTTTTACGGTTCCCACCTCAATACGATCTATATCTCCAGTTTCAAACAAGGCATGAGCTTTGCAAAAGCTCAATTTATCTATTTCATTTGTATTCATACCCTATTGCATTATAGACAAATATCTTTGCAAAGAGGCTATTTCGGCCTCAACAACAAGTTTTTGAAAGGCTTCCGGCTTATTCTCTGTATGAGATTCTTCCAGTGCTTTATAATAACTTATTTTATCCTCATTGCTACCTTTTAAAGTAACCAATGTATACCCATTCCGTAAAAGATAAAGATTCATCAATAAACGTGACGTTCGCCCGTTTCCATCAATAAACGGATGAATACGTACAAGTTCGTCGTGAAGATATGCGGCTATAAGTACCGAATGTACTTTTTCTTCCTCCATCTGTCGGTACTTTATCATAAAATCCTCCATTTGTTTCTGTATTAGATAAGGTTGTGGCGGCATGTGGGTACTACCGGAAATCATAACGGGAACGGTGCGATACCGCCCGGCATTTTCACGATCTATTCCATGCAAGATAAGAGCATGTATTTCTTTGATAGTGCGTTCGCTTATCTCTATATCCTTCTTCGCTATATCTTTGATATAATCAATAGCTTCGCTATGATTGATAGCTTCCAAATGTTCACGCATAGACTTGCCGGATATGGTAACGCCTTCATTTACCACTAAGGCGGTTTCCTGCAATGTAAGGGTATTACCTTCGATTCGGTTACTTTCGTAAGTGTATTCTATATCTAAGGCGTCCTGTATCTTTTGCAACGCATCTTCCGGTAATGGACGTAAAGCGGATAACTCTTCTTTGAGTGTGTCAGCTTTATCTAACAACTGTTTTAAATCTTCATTCATGACTATTCTACTTTGATATTATAAAACAATTTCTCCGCTTTCTATTCTATCCAGCAGCCAGGACAAGTCCGATACGCTATTTATATTGTAATTGGTATCTCTTATGCGGATCACTCCAATAATACCACCGGAAGAAGAAGGTCCAAACAGTTCTGTAATATCAACCTCTAAAGCTGATGCAATCTTTTCCAATGTTTCAAGCGTTGGATTTCCATTTATAGCCCGACTTAAACTTTCTCTTTTCATTTCCATTTTATCGGCAAGGTCTTGAATTGTAAGCCCTTTTTCTTTACATACCTCTTTTACTGATAGTTTCATAATTATGTGATATTAAATGTTACAGTTGCAAATATACTCACATGAAACGTATATTATCACGTCCATTCGGTTAAGTAACGTTAAATATCAAATTTTATAAGATTCATATTTTGCAAATGTGACAATAAGGGTTACATTTGCATCATAAAAGTAACATTAATAATCACGAAACATGAAAAGATACGATTTAAGCAAGATAATGAAAAAAGCTTGGGCCCTATTTACGAACGCCCGTGCAAAGTACCCGACATTTGCCGATGCACTCCGTAAATCTTGGAAAACAGCAAAATGGGAAAAGTCCATAGCAGAAAAATGCAAAGCAATCGAAGAGGAAGAAAAAGTACATGAAGAAAAGGCACGTGAGAAAAGAGAGCAAGCCGCTATTAGTTCGGTTCTTTTTCGTGCACAAATCGAAGCCGACCGGATCAGAAGAGAAGCGGAAGCCAAAGCGGAACGCATGAAAGCC